GGGGACGTTGTCCGCGACGGGCCGGATGCAGAACCTCCCGGCCGGGATCTGGAAGCGCACCAGCTTCGCCGCCGGAAGCGCCGTCCAGCCGATTTTCATGTTCGTGAAAACCCCGACCTATGCCAAGAGATACAATTTCTATGAAGTCGCCCACCGCGTCGCCAAAAGCAATTTCGCGGGTCATTTCCGCGAGGCGTGGCGCGAGGCGCTGGCGACGGCAAAATAAAATAGCACGATAAAGCCGGCGACCCCTCCCCGGCTGCCGCAGGATGGCCGCTGTTTCGGCCTCCCTTGGGCGGCGTCCTGCGGCTCTTTCAAGCCACCGGCAATAACAAGGATGGCTGAAATGGTTTATTTATTCTCCACCCTTTTTTTATGTTTTCAACAGCCCAGAGGGGGCGAAGATTATTTAAAGCAAAACATCTTTTAAAATCAATATCATCAGGTGAATTAAAATTAAAGGCACTTACTGGGATAATATGGTCAATGTGCCACTTTGAAATATTTTCCCACGTCATTCCTGGGAGGAATTTATCCTCAATGTTTTTTCTTAATGCGTCAATTTTGTATCCAACGAGAGATTCCCAATGACGGGCATGTTTTGTTTTATTTACAAGAGATCTTCTGATAGAATTGGATATTCTGGTGTGGAGTTTTCCTTCTGCTGTCGATCTATATTTAGCCTTGCTAATTCTGTGGTGGCAACACCTTGAAAGGAAGATATGCGCTTTTTAATCAAGGCAATTGTGGACAAGGAAACCGTAAAACAATTATCTAATATGAGGCACACATCTCACATTAGTCAATTATCAAGTAGGCCCCTATCTCTTGCCTGTGTTCCACGGATGGCCTGCGTCCAACGCTTCAATTATTACTGGTATTTTCCTAAATTGATAGTTCATCACTCACCTCCATGTCATGGCTCATTGCATCCATACCGCAATGCCTACATGTTACAGAACCAGAATTTCTCGTAAAAACAACAGGTCCAGAAAAATCGTGTTCGCATGGTCCATGATTCTTACACTCACAATGGCAACGCTGCCGCCATAATTTTATAGGTTTAGTCTGGCAAGTACTGCCATCAGAACGTGTGATAGTCAACAACTTGTCTTCCTTTGAATATCTATTCATCACTCACCTCCTATTTCATCCCCGACCGCCCGCTTTTTCATCAGGGGGAGATTATACAGCTTGATGATGTGCTCGTGATCGTCGATGCTCAATTTCTCACGGTTCGCTTCCATGCAGTCACCCGTCAGTTCGGTGTTTTCGGGTCCGGAAACGGACCGATCCAGAGCCGGTTGATATCGCCGGATCTCGCCGCGTGGAACATGTTGGTCTTGATCTCGCCGATTTCCGACGCGAGGCCGTGAATCTTCTCGTGCAAATCGTGGATCTTCTTGTGCAGGTCGATGTTTTCCTCATACAGGCGGTTGATCGTCCGCTGCATCTCGATCATGACATCCGCCTGCTTCATGTAAAGCGCCTGGATTGGCATTGCCGGCGTGTCTCCTTCATTGTATGGCCGCGTCGTTTCGTTCAGCTTCGCAACGTCGGCCATGTTGATGTTTTCCGTCGCCGTCACCTCGATAACCGTGCTCGATTCTTCGATTTTCTCCCATATCCTCGGGTCGATTCCGGCCTCGCTCAAAATATTAACAAAGTTTTTAGGTATTCCTCTCCTGATCCAAGTTGATAATATTTCTGGTTTTTTCTGATTCAGTCTGCGTTGAAGTTTTGTCTTCCATCCGTGTTCCAATGGAATCCCGATTCTTTTTGCTAATTTCGCAAGGTTTTTTTCTGTTGTATTTATAGACATTTACGATACGGATAAAAATATATGAAATATTTTGCTTGACAATAGTATCATATTTGTTTACTTCTCAACCCCAGAGAGCAAATTATGACAGAACAAGAGACAGAAGCCATTCGCCGGGATGTCCGGAAGCTCATGATCGACCACGGTCTGGAGCGCAACCGAGTTAACCTTCTCCAGGATGCGCTCCGGGAGCGGACCGGGAAACCGGTTAGCCGCGCGAACATCGGCTACGCGTTGACGGGCCATCGCAAGACGAAGGCCTATCACGCCATGCTGGTCGAGCTGAAGCAGATCCTGGAAGCCTGGCCGCCGGACAGAGCTGCCTGACGTTACGTTGCATTATACACATCGTTAACGGCATTTCAATTAATTTTGCGGGGTAAAATCTGAATGACGCTTCGAGACTGCCTGTACCGCACCATCCACCGCAACCAGAAGCCCCTGAAAGCCATCGCCGAGGAGATCGGCATGAGCGAGAACTACCTCTCCCGCGCGGCCCTGCCCGACCCGGAGGAATCCGAGACGGGGACGGGCTGCCGCTTCCCACTGAAACGATTGATCCCCCTGATCCGCGCCACCGGCGATTTTACCGTCCTCGACCACATCGAGCGGTCCCTGGGCCGCGTGGCCGTGTCCCTACCGGCGGCCGCCCCCGGCTCGCTGCGCGACGTGTGCCGTCTTGCGCTCCGTGCGGTGTCGGAGTTCGGAGACCTGATGCGGGAGATCGACAAGAGCATGGCCGACCAGCTCGTGACGGCGGCGGAGATGGAGCGCGTCCAGGTGGAGGCGCACCAGGCCGTGGCGGCGATCGTGCGTCTGATCGGCGCGATGGAGAACGGGAAATGAAGAAGCCCACGATCGAGAACCGGCTGGCCGCAATCGAGCTGATGGTCCGTGAGATCCACACGGTCCTGACGCCGGCCCGGCGGATCCGCGGCGTGGACGAAGGGCAGTACCGGAAGGCGATCGACGCCCTCCTGGCGGGCGACACGGCGCCGCTTTCCGAATACATGACGCGCGGCGGGGAGATCCCCGGCTGCGGGACGAACGATCGCAAGGAGGGAGACCATGCGTAGCTTTCTGCTGAACCATGTGGACCGCTTCTTTTATCAGCTCGGCTGGTGGAGCCGGATCCTCGGCTGGATCGCCGTCGCGGCGGCGGTCGCCTTCATCCTCCTGCCCTGGGCGTTGAGGAACCTGGCTTGATCCCGAAAGCGAGCGAATACTTCCGCTGGGGCACGCAGGCCCGGCGGCTTTACGACCGACTTTCCTGCGGACCGGCGACGGCCGCGGAGATCGTCCGGGAGCTTCACATCTACGGCTATGCCAAGATCGTCGCGCAGATCCGGAGGCGGATCGCCGGAACCGGCGTCACCGTGAAGGCCAGGCCGGTCAATGGACGCCGGAACCTCTGGGAATATCGCCTGGCCACTGACTTGTCTCCTAAATTTTATTCAGGCCGGCCCGCCGCCGCCTGTCGGGAAGTCGCGGGCGCAATCAGATGAACAGGTATCAGGAAATCAAGTGCCGCAAGCTCGACCGGACGATGACGGCCGGAAAGTGCCTGCGCCTGCAGGAAGAGGCGGAGGGCTTCTACGGGAAGGACAAGGCGGCCCGCTGCGGATCGTGCCCGTGCGAACAGGGGCTTGAAATCAGGAGGGAGATCGAGATGGCGCAGAACAAGCGGCGGGAGTGCCGGAACTGTAAGCGGGTCATGGTGATCGCGCAGGACGGCCTGTGCGGCGGCTGCTGGTGCCGGACGAAGGGCCTGACCGGGGCCGCATACGACGAGGCGCTGGCGAAGGCAAAGGCCGATTTCGGCGGCGTTCCGGAAGGCCAGCGCGCCCCGCAGCGGAAGTTCTACCGCGGTCCGCAGGTGAAGCCCCAGGCGGCGGATGCGGAATATGCAAAGCCGGCCGAGATCGTCGAGCCGCATCCCGGCCCGATCGAGAAGCCGCCGGAGGATGTCGAGGCGACGCCCACACCGGGCTGGAAGTGGCAGGGGCCGTATTCGAACCATAATCGATTCTGGGGACTACCCGGCGATCTCTGGTTAATCGCCGGGGAGGAAATGCCGGCCATCCTTGTGCCCTTCCACGATGAAGACTGCCGCGTCTACGACGCCCTGATCAAGCTGTCCCTGAAGTACCGGCGCGATCCGTACCAGCAGATCCTCTGGCTCCTGGAGAAGGAGCTTCTGAACGAGCGCCTCCTAGATGACGATCCGCACCGCCGGGACAATCTCGATGCCGAGGCGACCGTCACCATCGCGGCGCGGGAGGCGGGCAATGCCGGTTGAGATCCGGGCGACGCCCCTGTTGACCGAGGCCCGCTGCACGTCCTGCCGGGCCGAGCTGGCCGTCTATTCCGACGACCCCGGCCTGGTCCGCCGCGAGCTGGCCAAATTCGAGCGCAAGCACGAGGGAGGGAGCCATGAAAAACGCAGTCACCAGAACGCTTGACCTGCAGCGGGAGACGATTCGGAAGATCGCAAATATCGTGCTTGAAGATTACAAGACAGGCGACCACGAGAAGGTGGCGGCCGTCATCGCGATCCTCTGCGAGCACGAGATCCTCTACGACCAGATCATGGAAAGTCGATGAATTACCTGGATTTCCTTGGAAAGAAAACACACAGCGGCGCGATGGACGGCTTTGAGCCGTTATCAATTCCGGACTTCCTGTTTGATTTCCAGAAGGATTTGACCGCCTGGGCCATCCGCAAGGGGCGGGCGGCGATATTCGCCGACTGCGGCCTGGGCAAGACTCCTATGCAGTTGGTGTGGGCTGACAACATCATCCGGAAGGAAAACGGGAACGTCCTGATTATTACGCCGCTTGCCGTTTCCGCGCAGACCGTGCGGGAGGGTAAGAAATTCGGGATCGAATGTCACAAGTCGATGGAGGGCAAGGTCGATAAAGGCATCACCGTCACGAATTATGAGCGCCTGCATTATTTTGACCCGTCCGATTTTGTCGGCGTCATTCTGGATGAATCGTCGATTCTGAAAAACTATTCCGGATCGCGCCGTGCCGAGATCACCGAGTTCATGAAGAAAATGAAATACCGCCTTCTCTGCACGGCCACCGCTGCCCCGAACGATTATACAGAACTCGGCACGTCATCGGAAGCCCTGGGCATTATGGGATTCATGGACATGCTTTCGATGTTTTTCAAAAACGATCAACACACCTGCGACACGGCTCGGCATTGGGCATCCAACGGTGGCGGCGCGTCGAAATGGAGGTTCAAGAGACACGCCGAAATCCCGTTCTGGAAATGGGTCTGCTCCTGGGCGCGGGCTGTCCGCAAGCCGTCCGATCTTGGCTATGACGACGGGCGTTTCGTACTGACTCCGCTTGTCGAGGAAGAGACGGTCATCCACTGCTCCCGGCCATTGAACGGTCGGTTGTTTGTCGAACCGGCAATGGGGCTCTTTGAACAGCGGGAAGAGCGGCGCATGACGATCAGGGAGCGGTGCGAAAGTGCTGCTGCAAAGGTCAACGGAAACTCAATCGCCGTTGTGTGGTGTCATCTGAATGATGAAGGCGATCTGCTGGCAGATATGATCGATGGCAGTGTCCAGATCAAGGGCTCCATGAGCGATGAAAAGAAGGAAGCGGCGCTGATCGACTTCGCAGATGGAAACATCCGCGTACTGGTCACAAAGCCGAAGATTAGCGCGTTCGGCCTGAATTGGCAGCACTGCGCACACATGAGCTTCTTCCCGTCTCATTCATACGAGCAATATTATCAGGCTGTTCGACGCTGCTGGAGGTTCGGGCAAGACAAGCCGGTCAAAGTGGACATCATCACAACAGAAGGCGAATTGAACGTGCTGAAAAACCTGCAACGGAAAGCGGAGGCGGCCGATCGGATGTTCGACAACCTGGTCGGCTTCATGAATGATTCCATCAAAATAGATACGACAAGCCATCAAATCGAAACGGAGGTGCCGAAATGGCTGTAATTGGCCAGAAGATAACCGATCAATATGCGATTTATCACGGAGATTGTATCGAAGTGATGGCCGACATGAAACCGGAATCCATCCACCTGTCGGTCTATTCCCCGCCGTTCGGTGGGTTGTATCATTACAGCAGTTCCGAGCGCGATTTAAGCAACTGCTCAAATTATGACCAGTTTTTTGAACACTATGAATATGTCGTGCAAGAGCTGTTCAGGCTTACCTTGCCGGGCAGAATGACATGCGTTCACTGCATGGACGTGCCGAGCGGGAACAGCGGCGTCGATACCTTATTAGACTTCCCGGGCGACATCATCCGCCTGCACAAGCGGATCGGATTCAATTACATCGCTCGGTATCACGTCTGGAAAGAGCCATTGGGTGTTCGCAACCGCACGATGGCAAAGAACCTTGCCCACAAGACCATCGTGGAAGACTCCTCAAGATGTTCGGTCGCCTCTGCTGATTACCTTCTCGTTTTCAGGAAAAAAGGGACAAACAAAATACCCATCGCGCATCCTCGCGGCCTGCAGGATTACGCTGGCGAGCGCCAGATTCCGCACGAGCTTTTATCATACAAGAACTATCCCGGAAACCAGATCGAGAACCGTTATTCGCATTGGATATGGCGTCAATACGCCTCGGCCTTTTGGGATGATGTCCGGATCGGCCGTGTCCTTCCCTTCAAGAAATCAAAAGACGAAGAAGACGAAAAGCACATCCACCCGCTGCAATTAGACGTGATCGAACGGTGCGTGATTCTATGGAGCAATCCGGGCGAAATCGTTTTGACGCCGTTCATGGGCGTCGGATCGGAGGTTTACGGGGCGGTCGTGAATGGCAGGAAAGGCATCGGGGTTGAATTGAAGGCGAGCTATTACAGGCAATCCGTATTGAACATGGAGAGCATTAAATTCACCAACACGCAGGGCGAAATCTTCCAGGCGGCGGAGTCATGAAATCCTGCCGAAACTGCGATCATGCCTATCTCCGGACTGAAAAGACGGCGACGTGGAATTATGAAGCCTGCGCCCTGGGTGCCGCACCGATGACGCCATACCTCGACGGGCTGTGTGACCTTTACACGCCGATCTCGGATCACAAGAGGGCGGTTTTCCTTCACACCAGACCGAAACTGATTTTAATGGAGGCGATCGATCTATGAAACCTGCAAACGCGCAGATCTGCTCCACCTGCGAGGAGCTTTTCGTTGGCGACGAATGCCCGAAGTGCGGGGACCGGAACTTCTCCTACCTGCGCCGGTGGTTCGCGCCCATGCACCCCTTTGGAGGGCCGAAAGATGATGTCATCCTTAAGGACAAGGTCATCGACCGCGACCAGTGGCTGGCCCGCCCTGACGCGCTACCGCTGGAGCCCTTGGCGCAGCCTTGCGGCCGTCCTGACCTGCGCGGCCGCTTTCACCTTGACGCCGCTTCCGCTGGGCGAATCTTCCGCTGCGTTCTCCCCGCTCAGCCGGCAGGACCTCATGCGGATCGTGAAGCGGAACCACCCGCAGCCGTCCCTGGTCCGTGCGGTGATCCAGGTGGAA